CTTGAAAAAGGTAATTTGAGGATTACCAGTTAAATAAACATCCTGTGCTCCATAAGCTACTAATTGAAGAAGACCACCACCCATTTACGCTATATTCTTTATACTATTAGAGGAGAAAAAAAAAAGGCATTTATAATAACGTTAAATACTTTAATACTTTAAGCATTCATTATTATAATATATAATATAGTAATTTGCAAAGTAATCATTCTAATTAGAATAGGCTAACCCACCCATACCAGAGAGAATACGGAGAACGTTGTAATTCACTGCATATACATTTAAAGAAGATGACGCTCCTGATTCAGTCATTGCCGAAGAGAACGATAGTGAAAGAGTAGCAGTGTCGATACGGGACATATTAAGAGTTCCACTGGGTTGATGTTCTTCGGGTTTAAGTGCAAATGAATAAACATTGATACCAGCATTGCTTGGAATATTCTCGTGATGCTGGAAAGGTTGCACGAGATTGAAGTATGACCCATTACGTTCGGAGAAACGATCATTGCCGTTGAGTATAAGTTTGGCAGTAAGAACAGGGTTTTTAGAAGTATAAGAAGAACCACTTGCAATAACTGCGCTATTAGTTAAGCTATTGTAAGCATATGGAAGTGATGCTATAGTATTATATGAGTTAGTATAATTGAACCAATTATTATTAGCAGTTTGAGCAGTAGCATCTTTACGACTAGCAAACCATATAAGTTCCTTGCAAGGGTGATTGAATGAAAGCTTAGAGTTTAATTTAGCAGATGATATAGATTCAGCGCCAGTGAATTGGAGTTGTTCTATTAAATACTCGTGGGATAGCTGAGCAAATCGTCGGCGTTCATCGGTATCGAGGAATACATAATCGACCCATAGAGTTGCGACGGGGAACTCATTCGGAGCAGTTCCTTCGCCTTTACATAATTCAGCAGTTTCAAATTGGATATTAATCTTGACTTCGTGATATTGGAGGGCGATTAAAGGAAGTGCGAGACCAACATTGCGGCAGAACCAGAACTCGAGAGGAACATATAGAGTATTGCCAGTTGATAGATTTCCACCAGACATACCTACCATCTTATTATAACCAGCGCGCTTTGATTTAGGTAATGAAAGTTCGTTCCATACATATAACCAGTGAGAATAATGCTTGTCTATTTTTTGTCCTCCAATTTCAATCTCAATGAAATTAATTACACGTAAACCATAGAATGCGCATAATGAAGTAGCGCTGTTCACTTTAAGCGCTAAATACATACGATGAACTAAATCACCATTACGAGATATTTGGCAGGTCACGCGATTGCCATATCCAGGTGTTCCATTGAAGGTTTGACCAATAGCTTCAATAGCGAAGTTAGTATGACGACGATATACAGCCTTGAAAAAGGTAATTTGAGGATTACCAGTTAAATAAACATCCTGTGCTCCATAAGCTACTAATTGAAGAAGACCACCACCCATTTACGCTATATTCTTTATACTATTAGAGGAGAAAAAAAAAAGGATTAATTAATACTACACCTATTATTATATTTAACAATTCTATTTAATTAAATAATTAATTTAAAACTATTATATTATAATTTTCAAGTAAAATAAAATATTATGAAAAAGGTATATATTATTTAATTGGAATATGCTAAACCGCCCATACCTGAGAGAATACGGAGAACGTTGTAATTTACTGCATAAATATTGATACCATCAAATGTAGTGGAAGTTGCACCACCTGATGTTGCATTTTTAACATCCTTAGTTGTAACCATAAGAGTTGCAGTGTCGATACGGGACATATTTAAAGTTCCACTGGGTTGATGATCTTCGGGTTTAAGAGCAAATGAATATACACTGATACCCGGATTTGAAGGTATATTAGTGTGATGTTGATAAGGTTGGACATATGAGAAATAGGCTCCGTCACGGACGCTGAAACGATCATTGCCATTTAATTGTAATATAGTATCAGCGAAAGGAGTTGATGCATTTAATGTAGTAGTTCCAGTAGTAGCAAAATTAAAGCCGAACATATAATTTGATGTAGTGAAGTCTGTGATATAATTTGATGTAGACTTAGGTAATGCATCGGTGAGACCATCCTTTGTTAAATCTACGTGATCAGTATTAGTATAATTATACCAAGATGCTTTCTTATGAAACTTAGGTTTCGCTACCCATACAAGTTCCTTGCAAGGATGATTAAAGTTAAGCTTAATACGATTAGTAGTATTATTATTAAGAGTTTCAGTTCCAGTGAATTGAAGTTGTTCTATTAAATACTCGTGGGATAGTTGAGCAAATCGACGGCGTTCATCGGTATCGAGGAAAATGTAATCAACCCATAGAGACATATCAGTAATATTGGGGACATTTGCAGGGTCTGCTAAGGCTTCATTTGTAGTAGCATCATTCACTGCAACAAAAGCACAATTAGCCTTTGTCTCAAAGTCAATCTTGATTTTAACTTCGTGATATTGGAGGGCGATTAAAGGAAGTGCGAGACCAACATTGCGACAGAACCAGAATTCAAGAGGTATGTATAAGGTAGTATTATTATATGTAGTAAAATCCTTGTCAGCGCCAACCATAGTATCATAACCATAGCGTTTGCCACGAGGAAGGGAAAGTTCATTCCAAATATATAGCCAATCGGAATAATGCTTATCTATTTGTTGTCCTCCGATTTCAATAAGAACTGATTTAATAAGGCGAAGACCAACGTAATTGACATATCGGGTTCCTGCGTGTATAGCAGTAGTCGTAGCAGTTTCAGTAAGTTTAGGTAATGACACTTGAAGATATACGCGGTTAATTAAATCACCATTGCGTGATATTTGGCAGTTCACTGTTTGCCCGTATCCAGCAGTTCCGTTAAAAGTTTGTTGGATAGCTTCAATAGCGAAGTTAGTATGACGACGATATACAACCTTGAAAAAGGTAATTTGAGGATTACCAGTTAAATAAACATCCTGTGCTCCATAAGCTACTAATTGAAGAAGACCACCACCCATTTACGCTATATTCTTTATACTATTAGAGGAGAAAAAAATATGAATTAAATGTATGTATTATATATTTATTATATAAAAATTAATATTAATAATTCTATTATAAAGATGTTCAAAGAAAAATCATCAAAAAAAAAATATATATCAGACAATAATGAGGTATTTACGCTAGATGCGATGCATAACAACATTATAAAGAAGTTTGAACTTACTAACAAGGACAAAGAAAACTGCAAAGTATTATTGTATGATTTAGAAGTTCAATCAAACCTCATTATGGAAAATATAGAGGCTTTCAAGAATATCCAAGATAACAAGGAGCATATAAATAATCTATGGACTAGCAATATTATTATAAGAGAGAAAATTATTGAGCTAAATAATAATATAAAAGATTTGGAATCATATAACGAAATCGAATATTATAAAAATACAAGTTATATTTTATTTCAATATTATGATACTGTAGAAAAGCAGTCAAACATAAGTAATACCCATACATCAATATCGAATGGTGTTTGTATATCTTCCAGCGAATTATTAAGCAGACAACCGAAGATATACAAGAACGATTCAAAGAAAAAGCGTTCATCGGTTTCGGCAACAACAATCAATGTATTAGATGCTCTTAATAATTTAAATATGGAGCAAACCTCAGTTAGCGGCGGATGTGGATGTGGAGGTGTTGGTAGTGCTGCGAATGCTGCGAATGCTGCGAATGCTGCGAATGCGACTAAGGAGACTAAGGATACCAGCGATAATAAGCAAACAACTAGCTATATAACACCGAATGTCTTAGTGGATAATACTTATGAATATTCAAACAATTTAAAGGAAAATGTGATAGATAAGAGTTCGCTTGTTGATAAATATATGTCTATAATAAATAAAAAATATGTTAGAAATGTCGAAGAGGAGGACATAGAAATATGTAAAAATTGTAAAAATCAGATGACGTGTTTGCAGCACGACGCAATAATTATTTGCAATATCTGCGGATATCAAGAATTATTGCTCGTGGAGCAGAATAGACCTATATTAAAACAGAACACGAAGGATACTTCTCATTTTAGTTATAAGCGTATAAACCATTTTAGAGAATGGTGTAATCAGGTTCAAGGAAAGGAAAGCACAGATATTCCTGATGAAATATTTGAAAAGATTTTAACGGAAATAAAGAAGGAGAAGATTATAGATGCTAAAACAATCACATATACTAAAATGAGGGATATCCTCAAACGTCTTCGGATAAATAAATATTACGAACACATTAATTATATTATTAACAGAATTAATGGTATTCCTACGCCGCAATTTAGCCAAGAATTAGAAGATAAGTTATGCAATATGTTTAGAAACATTCAAGCACCTTTTCTAAAACATTGTCCGAAAGATAGAAAGAACTTTTTATCTTATAGTTATGTATTATATAAATTTTTTCAAATATTAGGTTTAAATGAATATCTCAAGTATTTCCCTTTATTAAAAAGTAGAGAAAAGTTATATGTCCAAGACCAAATATGGAAAAAAATATGTATAGAACTCAATTATGAAATTATACCTTCATTATAACACATTACATCAGGGGGTGGGAATACCTTAAAATTAAAATCCATTGGGGAAACCAACCATACGGAAGCCAGCGCCTAACCCGACACCTTGCCTAGCACCCGAAGAGACCGCTGGGGATAGTAGGTCGAGAACCGAGAAGGTGCAAGCAGCAGTTAATGCGAGCATCCATATTTCACTCCAAGCCAATTTATTGTTAGGTAATATAAGTGCTACAAAGGCTACAATGAGACCTTCAAATGCGTATTTAAGAAGTCTTATTACGACATCCCAAAAATCGATGGAATATTCCATATCTAATTATACTATTATAATAATATAAAATATTTTTTGCTAATTTTAATTATAATTCAAGATAATTATAATCGTATTTATTATGCACCATATCTAAAAATATATATAAGATTTATAATATATATTATTATTAGAAAAGAGATATTAAATGTCATCCACAGAAAGCACCAATATAACTAGCGTCAAGGAAGTTGATTATCTGGACGAGGATAAGCCTATCAGAGGGCAAAACTTTGTTCTGCTGTCTTTCTTGAGCCCCGAAGATGTTATTGTTAATAAAGAGGCTTATATGTTCAGTGAGTTCATTAAGAAATTCAGCAATGATATGACGGCATTGCTTGATGGTATTTCATCCAAATACAGCGATTCAAAGGACTTCGTTGACTCTGTCAAAGAGAATAATGCGTATATCTTTAACCCTAAGGATATGAGCGAACAATATGGATTTTACAAATCTGTGAATAACCAAGAGCTTGAATCATCATTTCACCGCGATAATAATTTTATTACTTCTATTCGTGGTATCAAAGTTAGGGGTGTATTTGATACGATTGAGGAAGCCAAAAATCGCAGCGAGTTTATTAAAAAACTTGATAATAAGTTCAATATTTATATTGCTCAAGTAGGATGCTGGTGTCCTTGGTCGCCCAACCCTGATTGTTTAGAAAATCAAGAATATGCTGAAACACAACTCAATACTCTAATGAAAGAATATAAGAAGAATATGAATGATAAGGATGCTGTTTTTGAGAATAGAAAGGCTTCCTTATTTAACAATGCTGCTAATCAAGTAGTCCCTGCTGACGCGGTTGATGACGCGAGTGTTTCTGCTGTTCCTTCTGAATTAGAGAGCACCCCTGAAGAGACTGGTGATGTAGCAGACGCAGCGGAAGCAGCGGACGCAGAAGTAGTTATCGGAACTGACGCAAAGGGGTCTGACCCTACTGCAGATACTATTGAAATGTCAGAACTGAAAGATAGTATCGAGCAAGTGGATGCTTGGAGTGCTCAAAAGCTTGGTATCCAATAATTTGTAATTCTAATATTTTTTTCTTATTTCTTAATATTAAGAAATGAAAGCAATAGCAATATTTTTGCTATTCATAGGGTCTATATTAGTTATTCAAGGGTATTATAGTAATAAAGCAGTATGTAAAAAAGACAAAGTGGTAGTTAAATATATACCTAGAAGTATTTATGAAGAACAATTAAAACCCGAAGAGAGCCTCCAAACATTTTATAAAAGTATGTTTGAAGACATTTTATTACGATAATTGTTTTATTTTTATCCTTAATATTAGTAAATGGATATATTAAAAGATATTGAAAAAAACATTCTAAATATTAATATGAATGAAAAAGGTGCAAATGCAAAAGACCCTTTGAATGCTAATAATTCTAATGTTTTAAAATTGAATACAATTAAAAAGCGGATTAGCGATTATTTTGAATATAAGAATGATGAGAGCAATATAATCGCGCAAAAGAAGATGAAATACCAAGAGATGTATAATAACGTTAGAGAAAACAATAATACCAACTATGAATTTTTTTTAGAAAAAAAAGAGGACTTGCGTAATATTCTAAAAGAAACGAAAACATTATCGGCATTATATGATTATTTGAATTATAAAATCATTGGATACAAGGAAGTCCCAGACATCTATACATCCGAATACATAAGCCTAGAGGAACGCGTAGTAAAGCCTAGTAATGCAGCGAAAGCGGCGAATGCTGCTGCTAATCCTTGTCCTGCAGGTAAAGTATTAAATCCTAAAACGAAGAAATGCGTGAATGCTAAAAAGGTTAAAGCGAAGGCTGACGATAAGGCTGACAATGATAAGGCAGGTGCCGCGAAAGTCAAGAAGGTTTGTCCCGAAGGCAAAGTATTAAATCCCAAAACAAATAGGTGTATCAAGGATGTTAATTATAAACCTAAATAAATAATGATGCTAAATATAAAATTGATAAATAAATAGGAGATATTATGGTAAAAAACATTAAAGATACAAGGGTGTTTAAAATGAACTGGCTTAGTTTCGCCTTTGCTTTTGTATTGGGTATCATTTATGTATATATTTCATCGCCCCCCATAAGGAATGTTATAAAATATCCCACGCCTTACAATGCGAATAAAATAGTATATATGAACCACGACAATCAATGCTATAAATACAACGCGGAAGAAGTGAAGTGCACTGATGCATCACTAACGCAACCTATAATATAACCCAGTAATTTCTTTTTTTAAATTTTTATAGATTAGAATAGATAGGTAGATATATATAGATGAATAAAAAAGGGGCACCGAAAGAAGCTATGACGGGACTAAGAATTACAATTGATAGGTTATTTTATGACGAAACTGGGCAAATCATTGTTAGCGCATTATTCGGTCTTGCGCTTGCGCTGTTATTTAGACGAGTTTGCAAGGATAATTGCGTAGTATATTCAGCACCAGATATTAAAGATATCGAGGGGAACGTATTTAATCTCGAAAATACGTGCTATAAATATAAATCCTATCCTGTTAAATGCAATAGCATAGATAAGCCATTAAAACCTTATGATGTTAATACAACACCTGATAATCTAATAAGTGTTCCAAATTTCTTTGAAAAGGTATTCAGTAGTTCAGTATAATATCTGAGATATACTTGCGTAATATAATTTATATTGAAAATATTATATATCAGTAGATAGAATTATAATTATGTCAACGCCTATAAATACATTACCGCTAAAAACACAACAAACAAACATAGATGCAAATGACATTAATGACCCTATAGTTCAAGACGTTTTAAACGAGTTTCAAGAAGAACTACATAGTTCCAAGCAAACGAATAAGGCACCGATGCAGATGCCTTCTCAACAAATGCAGTTATTACAGCAGCAGCAAATGCAACAGCAGCAACAGCAGCAGCAACAGCAACAGCAACAACTGCTACTACAACAGCATCAAATGCAAGGAGGAATGCAAGGCGGGCTACTTCCTGTCTCAAAGAATAATCAAAATAAATTTGATAATATGTCTTCCTATTTAGATATAGAAGTAGCAAAAAAGAGCCTTAT